ACAGTCCTTGGTCGATTGGCCCGAACGTCAGCTCCGAAGAGGTAATGGTGATGTTCGGGTCATACGTCTTCACATCAGTCGTCAACACCGCCGTAGAGGTAACATTGCCCGAAACAAGTTCAGTGATGGCGTTCACACCTTCATAGCTGTCGGCAGCAAGGATTGATGTCCCGTACTGCAAACCCTGCTGATCTTTGTCCGTCATGTTGGTACGCAGTTTGTTTGCCAGAAGCTTGTCGAGGTTCTTCTCCAACAGGTAACTGTAGGAGTTAACCGTGACGGCACGGCGCACATCCACCACATCCTCCTCCACGATACGCTCGTACGTGAGGCCGTCCGGGCGGATAGCGTTGTATTCGTAATAGGTCGATCCGTTGATGTTGGTGTCGGCATTGAACGGAGCCGAGTTACGGCGCGTGACCATGAACATGGGGATTGCCCAAGAGTACCCATCAACCGTGTTACGGCAGTTGGCCCTCCACAGGCCGTAGTCGCCCGTGTCACTCCCCTGATTCTCAAATGAGTACCCACCAGCAGACTCATCATCCGTGTTGGGGCCAAGGCTACGCACATACGCGGTGCCGATACCCGACTCGGGATACCCGAACGGGTCAATGCCTTCGGCAATGCGAACACGGTACTGTATCTGCACCCTCCTGGTCGTCTCTACACCCACCTGCGGGCTGACCATGTTGTCGGTAAGGTAGTCATCTGCCTCGGAGAGAATGTTACCTTCGGGGTAGACCCTGCCCTTGGTCCTTGCCTCCAGGTCGCTGTCCTGCTCTCCGGAACCGCTCACCGGATCGTATTTGTAGATGAAACCATCATCTCCAACTATCCATCCGAGATTGCTCTCGATGAAGCTAGCATCATGCAAATCGATGCCCGTACCGATGTCGAGTTCTTCCCACCTCGAACCGCTATTGGCAGTGGCAAGCACCACACCGTAGTTACCTACGATCCATGCCCTGTCCTCAACGGAGAAGCTGATCTGCGCTGGAGTGAGGCTCGTGATTGACCCGCTAGTGGGTCTGAAGTCAGATGGCGCGCTAAACGGCTCGTAGGATACTGTAGTCTCAAACACCCTGATCTTCGCCCTGTCCACGTCCGGAAGAGCCGCGTCACTGGCGAGGTAAGGATTAGTGATGTCGTTTATGGCATCCCGCAAATCCTCTGCCGTTGCATAGAGATCAAGGTCAAGCACATGGATGTAGTTCAAATTGTCCTGTGTGCCCGTGAACTCCAGAACGATAGAGTTCGGATAGCTCAAAGGTGATATCCGATACGTGGTGTTCGTGAAATAGTTACGACTGTCCGGGTACACCGCGATGGTGAACTTCATCGGGAAGTCGCGCTGTATCACAACCCTGTCAAGGTTCGTTGTCCTAGTCGGGTACAATTCTGCCAGGGAGGTGTACTCGGTACCGTCCCATATCCTGTCGGACATCGATGACCAAGTGTAACCGCTGTCAGAGGTCCTCATGATGAACCCGTTGTCGCCGACAAGGAGCCCGTCATTGAGGTTGTAGAAACCGATAGAACGCAGATTCGTGGTCACACGCAGACTTGTACGCGAGTCCGTAACGGTGTAGTCCTCCCATATACGGCCGCCATCCTTGGTGACTATCATCGTGCCAGAGTCGCCTACAGCCCACCCAACGAAGGTATCGAAGAATGTCAACCCGTTGAGGTTGGCGGTGATGCCTGAAGTCTGCGTAATAATCGAGAAGTTGGACCCGTCGATGGAAAGGATGACGGTACCGTTGTCGCCTACGGCAACTATATTCTGGGCGTTGATCACGAACACATCGCGCAGAGAATCGGCCGTATCGACATTGATCCTTATCCAGGACTCGCCACCATCATTAGACTTGAGTACTTCACCACCATCCCCCACGATGTAGCCCGTGAATCCGTCGAGGAAATACACCTTGTTGAAGTTAGTGTTGACCGGGACATCCTTGGATATCCAGTTGACACCGCCGTCAATGGTCTTGAGGACCACGCCGTTCGCTCCTACGGACCACCCCACGTTCTCATCATGCATGTGGACCGAACGAATATCTGCGACCTTAGTAACGGGTTGAGGCTTGGCCTCCGTCTCATCACTATCGGTCGGAGTTATAAGAGCCCTCCACACCTCGAGGAACACGCCGTCAGTACGTGACCCTGACCTGAGTACAGAATCGCTGAGATCCACCTTGTTCAAATGGGTAACATTGGTTCCCGTGTTCGTGACGTAGACGGGCCATCCATTAACGAGGGCAACCTCTGGCTTCGCGCCATCGGGATCCTGCGTGTAGAAACTGTTATCCAGTTCAGTAGAGGTATAATACGGGCGATAACTGAGCCACCCAGATGGCAGATGGGCAGTAGACTTCTGCGTCAGTATCTCTTGAAGTTCCTGGGCAAGGTTTAATTCAGTGTCCAACACAGGTTTGCCCTGCTGAAACACTACCTTGTCGAAGGCATACCCTCTGCCTTCATACGTCGTGGAGACGCCGTCGCCTAGATTCTTGGCCATTTTAGAGCCCTCTCTTGACTATACGTTCATCGACTATCTCAACATCCTTCGTGCTGATGGAGTCGATGGTCAAGTATTCTATTTCGCTTGTCTCGATATCAGCGGCGATACTTTCACTCGCGCTGTAGTATGCATAATACGAAACCTTGTATTCCTTTTCCTGCGGAGGACGACCATCAGTAGTACTGACAATGATACGCCCATCACCCTGTATGTACGCACGCCCCGCGCCTCGCCCCACAAGCGATGGGTCAGATACCAACTGAAGGGGCCTACTGTCCTCGTAGACACCCCGGAACAGATTTGATGATCCACCATTATCGATGGTCTTGTAGTTCAGAACTACCTGCAGAGTACGATAGGAGGTGTTACCTCCGGCAGCCGTCCGCTGGAATATCTCAAATGCTGGCGTACCTACATCGTCCAAGGCAATGAAGGAACTGTTGCGCTTCATCAACTTGGTCATCGGCATCTGGACATTCTTGACACCGTCTACTGAACGTACCACTTGAACCACATCATCCTGTGTCAGAGGATCACCCATCTTCAAACTACGTACGAAATTCGCCAGGGTCTTATTGATGCGGGACTTAAGCAGGACAGCGTCCGTACCTACTCTGCGCACAACCCTGAAGCTCATGTCAATGTAGTTCTCAATGCCCTGCTTTATGGCTACATCGGCACAAGAACTCCTCATCCCCGACACTTTGGTGTTCACTTGATCTATAACACTATTGACCGTGTAGGTCACATTGAAGTTCTTGCTAGCGTTGTAATCCACGCTGACCCTGTCGCCATTCCGTATTGCACCTGTAGCAATGAGCTGCAGATACGTATACTGCGTTTCGCTACCCGTGACGATGGTGTAGTCTACGTCACGCAGATAGATGGTTGTGGCATCGTCCGCATCCTTGACTATGACCGTGGCCACATCCACACCCTTGAAGAGCAGACGAGCGTCCGTGCCGATGAGCATGTCATGCTCTTCATTGAGGACAGTCTCATACTCATCGATATTGTCATCATCACCGAACAGGAACTGAACACCGTCTTGGGCGATGGACGAGTTACCGTTCTGCAGAGGATCCTCTAGCTTAACCACCTGGAATTTGGAGGAGTCAAGCACGTTCCCGGACGAATCTGTCACGTCATCCACAGATATGACCGGCTGTATACTCATGGTGAGGACGTTAGAACTGCGATACCTGTAGTCTACCTCCACCACATCCAGAGTAGCCATCCCTATGGTCTGATTCTCCAACGATGAAGCAAGCACGAGGGTGTCCCCATCACCGATGATCTGAAGCGCATCGAGATTATAGTTCGCTCCCCGGGATACATTGCGCACGCTATGCACTATCACTATTGGGCTGTTCTCGGTCACCTTGGAGTTGCGAGTACGTATACGGAAAGACAGGGCATCTGCCACATCAAATTGCTCTCCGACCTTATTTCCGTATGTGTCCACGGGGTACTCGTACTTGAAAGCCACTTGATCAATAACCTGCACGCGCCTGGAACCCTTGATGTAGATGTCCACCTTGCCGCCGATATGCTTATTGTCAGTATCATCGTAATCCCTCATCATGAGGGAGTCACCCTCCTTCTCCACGCGCGCCTGCAGGACGCCAGGCACATCGTAGGCGGTTGACGCATAGCCCGACTCATTGCCGCTGTCGAAAGACGAACGAGCTAGCTTGACCCTGCTCGCCACCTCCTGGTTCGTCTCCCTGTCGGAACCGTACAGAGTCGGCTCAAGATTAACAACCTGAAGGAGACTGTTACCGTTGTTTACCCTCGTTATTGAGCGAGCCGGCACGTTCCCTGCCGAACCTGGTAGCTGTGCCTCGATGTTGACAAGTATCTCCCACCTCTGATCAGCGGGGTTGTAATAGTAACCAAGGTTGTCTGCATCCATCACATAAGAACCCCTGATCACAAACGTTACGGCGGCGATTCCCCTGTTCACATCACCAGGATAGCTGATAGAACCACCATCAGCTATGTACACATCAGTCGTTGGTGCCGTCGTAGTGTACATGATGGCCGTACCGATAGACTTCCTTGAGGGGTGCCTTGTCATGTCATAGTTGGCGCCGTACTTATCGAACTGCTCATCTATGAGAAGCTGCAAAGTCACGGCATCCGCCACTCCAAGAGCCGATGCTAGCTTCCTCTTATTGATACTGGTGGAAACCGGGTCACTGAGTCCATCACCATCTGCATCATCGTAGCGCACAAGTGTGTCGAGAGACATGGCGGCGAATATGAAGTCCTGTATCGTATAGAACCGCTCAAACTGCAAAGCGAGCGGATCCATCACATCCCTGATAACAGATCCAGCCACCACAGAAACGGTGGTGTTGTTGGACATCAAATCGCGACTTATCGAGAACAGCACATCATTACGCGACCTGCCGGGAAGCGACTTGTACTGAGTGGAGTACTCTACGAAGCCACCGGGCAATTCCACCGAATAGGGGCTTTCTGCGGATTCATTGAGGACATCATCGAACACCGTCACCGATGCCACGAAGTAGAATCTCTGTCCCAAACTGAGGGTGGTACCGTCTGCCAAGAAGATGTTCGGTAGTTTGCCTTCAGATATCAGCTTGGTGAGTACAGTGGTCGTGAAGGAGAACGTGTAGAACTTGTTCTCGACTACACGCGACCTTACAGTTGTCACTTGAATATCGCCAGCAGGCTCGTCATATTCAGACTCACTGAGGGTACCTGTCACCGTCTCCGACTCGTCCGGGTCAGTAACCAGTACATCGTTCATGCGAACGTAACCAGAACCGCCGCCAGCTACAAGGCTGATGTAGAAACTGCACCCTGCGAAGTCACTGTCCGCTCCAAGTGTGATGGCTTCTTGGGGAATCATAACCTTGATGTACTCCTGCGCCCGGCGCATCTGCACGGATGTGGGAATATCAGCCGAGGCACTTATCTGTGACTCAACCACCACGACCACGGACACCTCGGAGACAGCACTCTCTTCAACAACCGACCCTATCATGCCTTGGATACTGACACGGGTAACGGTTTTGAACTCCATGTGCACCGTATCGCCCACGGAAGGCTCAACTACGAACTCACCGTCGAACGACCACGGTATCTCGGTAGCCGAAGCAGCAGTGACTCCTGTCACCATGCCATCATCCGTCCACTCGCTGTAGGCCCCCATAACGGCATCGCGTTCAATTCTGAACCGTTGCTGCGCGGTGTACACAATCTCAGCGTCATAATCAGCCACGACAACAGGGATTGTGCCAGATATCATTATCACCGGATCGGAAGTACTATACGTATCCGGTCCGCCGGCCTGCCAATTGGTCTGGGGGTACTCTATGATTGGGGCTGCTACTGTCATGAGAACGATAACCTCGTACGGAACGTAGATTGCAAGTCAACGGGCTGCTCGTACTGCAGAGGTTTGCCCGATTGGCTCGTGAACTTCACGACTATATTGAACACCGATGGGTCTTGCTGCTGAAAAACATCCAACGACAGTAAATCCCCAAACAGCTCTCCTTGAGAAACCTCACGCCCAGAGGCCTGAAGCTGCCTCTGAACCGTCTTCAGCTTGTCTATGGCTCCATTGACCTGTTCAGACATACGCGATACGATTAGGCCATTATCCAGAACCTTAGTGCCTACGAGCGTATGAAGCCCCGTCCCAATCCAGCTATGGAACGGATTGCTCTCTAGCTTCGTAACGATATACTTCTCCACGTTTTGAAGCAGAAGTTCCTCATCTTTCGTAGT